GCATTGCCAAGTGACTTGGCATATTACCAACGTCTACATAAAACACTCTGCGTTCAGGTGCTCTTTGCACACGATAGATAATAATTGCATCTTCAAGCAGTTCTTTCTGCTTGTAGACTTTGAATATTGTTTCTAATAGTGAATTACCAAATGGGAAGTTCGTATCTAAGCCTTCAGATAGACTTAGATGTATTACATGGTCTGCGTCTATTGCAACTTCGCGTTCTTCAGTCATGAATCTATTTCCACTCATAGACTGTTGCGGTTGTCCAACCATTCCGCGTACACCGCCTGTTAAATATCCGCTGCCGCCACCTGTTACATTTCCGTTTGTTTCAAACGGTGTTGTTGCTACATTGTCAACAAAATTTAAATTAAAGTTTTTTATAATGTATTGCTCAGGCTTTTTGCCTTCGCTTTCATTAACTATGATCCTACTAACATTTGCTGGGTCAACATGAAACCACTTCTTAGTTTCAGGATCTCTTATAAAGAATTGATCGCCATACTTAAATGTATTGCGTAAAATTCTAAACATTTTTGTTTCAAAATTTTGTAGTTTACACCACTGTTGCAAATACTGCTGTAATATTGTTGCTTCTGAATTTGTTGCTTTTGTTTTAAATTGCATTAAGAAAGGAGTATTATTTTGTCTGTTTAGTTGTGAACAAAATTCTCCTAATATATCAAGTGCTGCATTTACTTCGGAGTCTAAGTCCATTGTATTATATTGTCCGTAACGTTCAACACGATTAGGACTTCCTACATACACATCTGGCAAATATGATGAATAGTTTGAACGTGCTGGCCCTGGATTGTTGCCACTGCGAGGACCTCCTATTGGAGAGTAACTTCCGTTAGGATTGTCTGCTGTTTTTACCGGGCTAAAATATTTTTTCCACGCCATAATTTATCCTATCATATCACCTGCACGTTTTGCAATTTGCAGTTGTCTTTTAGTTATCGTATTTCCTGCCTGAGTTTCTGCTAAAAGCGATCCAAGTGTATTATTTAACTGATCTAGTTTTTCAAACTGCGACATTACGCTATCGCCAGTTTGTTGAGGTGTTTCTTTAATTTGTGCTTCTGCCATCATGTTTTTCATGTCAGAAAGTAGATCACTTGCTTCACCCATCTTTTTATTATAACTGGATATTGCTTCAATGTCAAGATTTTCTTGCAATCCTTTTAATTTTTCTGATGCTCCTACAATTCCTGCATCTAATTCTGACGAAGCAGCACCTTGTATTTTTGCTCCTGGTGAAAATCCAAATGCTTCAGCCATTTGCGCAGGTGTTAAAAATTGTCCTTGTTGTGCAGAATGTATATCTGATGCGTAGTTTTTAGGATCTTTAACTTGTGTAAGTGCATCTGAAAGTGCTTTTATTTCTGGGCTTTTTACTTGTTTTTTTGATCTATTGCCAGCATCTGGCATATATGATTGTGCTTCTTTTGATGCAAGTATATTATTTTTTTGATCTTCTGAAAGCATAGACATCGGAACTGGTCGTCCATTTATTTCAGTTGGGACTCCGCCGTGCAGAGTAGCACTTAACCCTTCAGATGGATCGATTCCCATTTGTTTAGCAAGATCTGCTACTGTACTAGCAGTGTCATCTAATGTAGCAGTTATGGATTGTTTTTCGCTTTCAGCGGCTTGTATTTTTGCATCAGTAACTTCTTGTGCTGCTGCTTCTTGCTCTGCTAACATACGTTTAAGATTTTCTTGTACTTCTTTAGATGCTTCGAGTTCTTCTCTAGTAGTAAGATCTTGATATCTTAATCGTTCTTCATCAAGGGCAGTTTGAAGACTTGAAATTGCTGCGGCTTTTGCTTCTGCTTCTATTGCTGCGGCTTCAGCAGCAGTTACTTCTCTTTCTGCAGATTCTGTTCTTGCTGCTGTGGTATTTGCTAATGCTGCTTCTTCTTGCGCAATAGCCTGATCGTACATTCTAATCCATTCCATTGCACGAGATTTTTCTCTTCTAGATTTTGCATTATCAAATTTTTCTTGTTCTCTTGCTCTTTCTTCTTTTAGATGGGCAATTTTTTCTTCGCCTTCTAGTACACGCATTGTGCTTTGATCGGCTGCTGCAATGGCTTCTTCTGCTTTTTCTTCTCCAAATCCAAAAAAGTCGCTTACTGCGGTTAGTCCATCAGTAACTAGTCCTGCACCTGGAATTTTGCTAATTATGTCGCCAATAAATCCAGTAATACCACTTATTATACTTCTAATACCATCGGCTACTGACCTAAAGACATCTACTGCTGGTTGGAAAAATTCCGCTACTCCAGAAAACATTTCATAGATACCGTCTGTGAATGATGTCCATGTTTCAGATAGTTTTGCACCGATGTTTGAAAACAGTTCAGCACCAAACAGTGCGCCGATGCCAAGTATTAGTGCTCCTCCAATTAGTGCAGGTATACCAACAAATGCTCCTAATAGTAAGCCTCCTGCAACTACACCAAACGTCTTCCAGTTTTCCATTAGAATCTGTTTGAAATCTATGCCTTGCCACCAAGTAGTTAATTTTTCAGTAAGATAATCTGCTGCACTTTGCATGCCGTCTCTAAACATTGGCCACACAGTTTCTCTAATGCCTGTGCTAATCTTTTCCCATGCTTCGGACAGTTTTGGTTTTAGTGTCTCGCTCCAAAGTAATGAAAATGCTTTGTCAAATCCAAACTGTTTAACATCACTTACAAATTGTCCAAAAACTTTGCTTACGCCGCTTGCTATTTCTTTTACTTTGTCAGTTAAAGCACTAAGTCCAGATCCCATTTCTTCGCCGTCTACACTAAACATTGCTGTTAAGTCTTCGAAACTATCCATAATCGTATCAAAGATGCCGCTGTTTACAAGAGCACCAAAAATAACATTTCTAACCTGTTGAATCATTCTTTCAAAATCTAAAAGTGATTTTTGTCCGCGTTCTTGTGCTGCTGCTTGCTCTGCACTTACTTCTTCTACAGACTTTAATCCGTCGCCCATAGACGCTAATGCTAAAGTTCCGTCATATGCAGTATTGCCTAAGGCAGCAAGTGTAGCAATATTTTTTCCGTCGGCTTTTAACTTGTCTTTTGACGAAGCAATTTCTCTATTAAGAACATCAACATACTGCTGTTCAGTTATTGTTCCGTCTCTTAACTGAGCAGATGCTTCTCTAATTGCAGGACTCATCAATGAAATACTTTTTGCAAGTTCATTATTGAGTGGTACGCCACCAGTAGCAACAAGTTCTGTAACTGCTTCTGCTAACTCTGGACTCTTTGCTGCAATATTAGTTGTTACATTTTGTAGTGTTTTAGCAACATCTTCGTCCATAGATGCCAGAAGTGCTTTCATTCTCTTGTCGTTAGCCTGTTGCTGCAACATAGCAGCAACTTCTTCGCGCTGTTTACCTGTTACTCTTGAAAGACCATCTAACTGCATAATATAATCGTTAGTTGCTTGTGCTTGACTTGCAGCAGTAAACTTTTGATTTCTACCTAAAGTGTTCTGCAACTCCATATACTCGGCAGTAAATTGTGCAGTTTCATCCATTGTTAAGCCTAGTGCAGAAAGATTTTTTCCGAAGTTTCTTTGTAGTACTCCGCTTGTTTCTTTAAATCTTCTAGCACCTTCTCTTGCACTTCCGCCAAAAGTTGTTAGTGCTACAGAATTATTCATCAGTGTTTGCTGGAATGTGTCTAAACTTAGTCCTGCCTGTATTGCTGATCTTTTTGCTTCAAATAGATCTCCACCGAGATCCATACCAACACCACTTAGTTCTCTAAATGTGTCTATCTGATTGTCAACTACACTAATAAACAGTTGTGTTAGACCGCCGAGCGCAGCACCAAATACAGGAATTTCAGACATTGCTCCTGTAATGTGTGAAGAAAAGTCACTTATTCTATTGCCGCCAATAAGTAATTCTTCGCCTAGACCTCTTATTGTGCCTATCATTGTGCTAAATGCACCGGCTACTGCTGAACCTAGTCCGCTTACTGCATCCGCAGCAGCAGAGGCTGCTGACGCAGCATTCATGTTGGCTTGAGCAAGCATGTCTGCGGCTTTTTGTGATTGACTAGTGTTCGGTCCACCGCTCATGCGGTTTACTGCTGCTAGTATTTGTAAAGCCGTAGTTTCGGTTGCTGCATCATTTAGAATGATGTCTTCGCCGCCCCATTGACCTTGAACTGGTCCTGCCATAAAATGTTGTTCCTATAATATGCGCATATAAATAAAAGAGATACATACGCTTATATTGTATTTATGCGGAGAAAAACATGCCAGAAATTACTGCACCGGGTGCTAACCCTTTAAAGAAATATTTTAGACAACCTAAGTTATACATGACTTTGCCTAGTAAAGGAAAGTACTATCCTGAAGGTGCACTTGAACCTACAGAAAACAATGAGTATCCTGTATTTTCAATGACTGCTAAAGACGAACTAGCATTTAAAACTGCTGATGCTCTTATGAACGGTCAATCAACTGTTGATGTTATACAAAGTTGCATTCCTAATATTAAAAATGCTTGGATGATGCCAAGTTTAGATCTTGATGCTGCACTTATTGCTATTCGAATTGCTACATTTGGCGAATATATGACTATTACATCGTCAGTGCCTGGTATTAACGAAACTAGAGACTTTAGCACTGACTTGCGTCCACTATTAGAGCAATATCGCGACATAGAGTTTAATGATACCGTTTATGTAGACGATCTTGTGATTAAAATACGTCCAATCAACTATAAAGAATTTACACAAAGTGCTATTAAAACATTTGAAGAACAGCGTGTATTTGCTATTGTAAATGATGAAAATACATCTGATGAAGAAAAAATAAATCAATTTAACAAAAGTTTCAAAAAACTTACAGAGTTAACTGTTGGCATGATGTTGTCTAGCATACAGAGTATAGAAATAGGAGAGGACAAAGTTACGAACCCTCATCAAATAAAAGAATTTATCGAAAATGCTGATAGAACTTTTTATAATCTTGTTTCTAGTCAAATTGAAAACGAAAAATCAAAATTTAACATTCCACCAATGAAGGTAATGTCAGATCCTGAAGATATAGAAAAAGGTGCTCCTGAAAGTTACGAAGTACCTATTATGTTTGACCAAGCAAATTTTTTCGCATAAGGATCTTGCCCTGGCCGGTTGACCAAATTTTAAACGAAGTCAAGATCCTAGAAAAAGAGGCCAAGCAGTTTAAACTAGAACTAATGAAATTGTGTTGGTATATGAGAGGATCTGTATCTATAGAAGATATCTATATCATGGGCGCAGAAGATCGAGAAATTTGTGCTACACTTATTAATGATAATCTAGAAACAACTAAAAAATCAGGTTTACCTTTCTTTTAAGAACTTAACATTCCTAAAACAGTTTGCTTTTCTGCTGCTGGCAACTTTTTAAATGCACTTACTACTACTTGTCCTGCCTTTGATAACTTAGGCTGTTGTGCTGGTTCTTCTCCGCTTGGTGCCTTACTAGCAGGAGCAGTTCCGCCTGTAGCACTTTGTGCTTTCTGCACTATTCCTGCTGGCTCTTGCTGTGCCGGAGCCGCATATTTTGATCTTTTAACATCAGCACCTTTAGCCTGTAACCCTTTTTTTACAAAATGTTGAATTATACCAGTGATGTCGCTAGGTGCAAGTTCTGCTTCCATTAATGATTCGTACATTCCTGCTGTCATTACAGTTTCGCCGTCTTTTGGTTTTATCGGAGCAGGTCCTTTAACTGCTTGACCAATTTTTTGTGCGCCCTTAGCAACTGCGCCAGCAGCACCTTTTGCAACTTTTCCTGCAACGCCAGCAGTGCTTTTTGCTGCACCTTTAATTTTTCTTGTCATGCTGGGATTTTTTCTCATCGCTGCAATTATTTCTTTTTCAGATCCGATTGGCAACCCAGCATCCTGAAGAAACTTTAACAATAATGCAGTAGTAGGAACACCATCAGGAGTATTTTTATAAAATGCTTTAAAATCGTTGGCTAATCTCTTTGTTTCTTGACCCATGTCAATCTTAGTAGCAGCAGTTTTACTACCAAATGCTCTTTTTACATAATCAAGAGGACCTTCTTCAACTTTTCCCTCATTGACAACATCAAATACTTTCACAATACTCTCCTAGATAGTTGTATATATTTATGTGTTTCGTTTCACGAAACAAGTTTTCGCTATCGCTCAAACTATTTTTCTTTTTTAGAAGATTAAACACAACAACACGAAGTGGTGTTGTTTTAAGTTTCATGTAGATTGTTTCAGTCAGACGGAACCACTTACGGTTCCATCCAAAAAAATTTCTCGCTTCATGTGAGTTCGCCCCAGCCGAGACTATGGAAGTAGGTGTTTGATTTATACACAACTCCATGGGCTCTGACCTTTCCCAACCTACGTCGACATCATACACCAAGTGTATTATATCATACATTTAGTGTATTACCCGCTACTTCGTTCCTAGCACACGGTTTTTAGGAGTATCTGTGTTTGCGATTGTCAGCATTCAACCTACACCAATCCTTAACTCCAAGGGGAGTGGCTTGATGTGTACGTGTCCGGTTACTTTTCGCCGGGTTTTCCACAGCGGTATTACAATCTGGCCCGCTAACCTTAGGTGCTGATTATTTTTTTGCCTGATGCTCTAGTAATGCCTGCCGCAATTTATCCGAACCGCCTACTCTTACGTTGATAATACCGTTATAATAGTCATCTGTTTCTAAAACTCTGCGGTCAAACTGCTCTCTTGCCTCTATATACGACATTTCTGCCCTTGATTTGCAAAGATAAAGTATTTCGCGCAAAAAGTTTTGTTCACCATACTTTTTTACATCTTCATTGAGACGATCTGATGAACCCCAGTATTCGCGCCAGTCACTTTCTTTGTAGCCTCTGCGTTTGTTTTTTCTGCCTTTGAGGGGAGGTTTAGTGGTTTTGAATTTGGCTAGTTTTTTGCCTATGTACTTTTTGCCATTCTTTTTATTCGTTATGAGATAAACAAAGCCTTCGTATTCGTCTGGTATTGTGTCTATTTGTTTGCCTTCATAAGTCCACTGCACGAACTTATATATGTGTGCCTACTTTTTATTTGCTGCCTTTTTGGCTAGATGTTTTTCGTGAACTTCTCCCATGCGATCGTATGCTAAACTGCGTATGGTACGCAGCCATTTACGAGTTGCACGATGGGTTCGCTCACTATTACGTGCCTCAAATTTTTCATTTGCCTTGAAATATTCTAGATATGCCTCTACTAGTTTGTCGTGTGTGTCTTTTTCCATGCTATTCTACAATTTCTATGTCATTTTCGTATGATGTGAAACCGTTCTCCTTGATAACCTTCATTACATGGTTAACTCTGCCCACAAGTTCGTCCTTGTGCGAGATAAGGAATACATTTTTGTCTCTGTCTCTGCCCATTTTCTTGAGCACACCAAGACTGTTCTCAACACCTGCTGTGTCCATACCACTATCAATTAACTCGTCAATGAATAACAAGTTGATGTTTTGATATAGGCTTTCCCATACGTCACGGAATGCAAAACTCATACCAAGGATAAGTCTGTTTCTTTCACCTCGTGACAGGTTGTCAAAGTCTAAGTCTTGTCCTAGTTGTGTGATTTCAACGTTTAGATCATTTTGGAACACAACCTGATGCGGT